ACTTTTTTGTCCGTCCCCGATTTGTAATCGCATAACTTTAATCTCCGCCCCTTGTGGGCGGAGATGGCTTGATAAGGTTGACTATATGAGTGTATTAAAAAATCTTCGTGGGCTTAGTGATATGCAGTTCTACAAGACCGCGATAGGAATAAGAAAGGAGCTTACAGTATGGCTTTTAAAGGATTTCGGAGCGAAGCGGAATGTGAAGTCCGTGAACCAGGTCATAAAGGACATAAGCCCGGAAGACCAGAAGACAGTGGATGATATATTTGCGAAGTATGGCAGGACATCAAACCATACATATCAGAGCGAATACCCGGAATGGTTCGTTGACTTTGAACGCAGGATAATAAGCGAGAATCTTGCGGAGCTGGTGACGAACATAACGGAGGCAAATTCCATTTACCCGAACTATATGTTCGAGTGGGATTTACGTCGCAGTTTCCAGGACAAGGCGGTCGCGAACTGCTACAGGCTTTATCAGGAGCTGCAATACATAGTGTCGCTTTTTCCCGTAAACCTTAACAGGTTCGTGGAGCTTCTGGACGATGTGGAGAAGGAAGTCCAGCTTTTAAAGGGCTGGAGACAGAGCGACAACAAGAAAAGGAAAGAGGCGGAGAAATCCGCATAGAAAAAAAATAACTGTGGCTGAATCTGAAAGCGTCTTCGGCGAATTTCTGTAATGCGAACAACAATGGCAATTCCAACTACAACAACGCGAGCAATGCGAACAATTTTGTCCGTCCCCGATTTTTATGGCACACAAAAGACCTTATGTCGCGTGTGCAATGCAAAGGAGATTCAGTCCATTCCGAGAAAGGAGAATATGACAGGAAACGCGGCTGGACAAGTCTATTGCCGCTAAAAGTTCCTGTCCTTTTATATATGTACGAAAGGCTTCTTGACATGAACAATCTACATAACGCATTTCTGGAGTGCAAGAAATCAGTCGGCTGGAAATCATCCGTGCAGAACTACGAGGCAAACGAGCTTTTTAACCTTAACCAGCTTAGAAAAAGGCTTGCGGAGTACAGATACAGGCAGAAGCCGTTCTTTGAGTTCGACATAAACGAGCGTGGAAAGGTGCGGCATATAAAATCACTGCACATAAGCGACAGGGTTCTTCAAAGGGCTTTGTGCGACTGCATACTCACACCGGCTATAAAGCCGTGCCTTATCTATGACAACGGTGCGAGCGTAAAGGGAAAAGGGATTGAGTTCAGCAGAAGAAGGCTAAAGGCTCATCTAAGGAAGTTCTATCTTAGGCACGGAGACAACGGCTATGTGCTCAGCATTGACTTCTCAAAGTATTTTGACAACATACGGCACGACAGGCTTGTTGAAATGCTGAAAAAAAGGATAGATGACGGTGAAACAATGGAGCTTGTGGAATATCTCATTGGAACTTTCGGGGATTCAGGGAAAGGTGTCGGTATCGGAAGCCAAATCTCGCAGATAGCCGGAATACTCTACCCGACCGAGATAGACAGCTACTGCAAGACAGTAAGACGCTGCCGTTTCTATGGGCGGTATATGGACGACACCTACATAATAGACGAGAGCAAGGAATTCCTGAAGTCGGTGCTCTGCGGAATACGCGGAATATGCACACGGCTAGGAATAATAATCAACGAGAGAAAGACGCAGATTAAAAGGCTTTCAGACGGCTTCACGTTCCTGAAAATGCGTTATCTTTTTTCCCGGACAGGAAAGATAGTTGTCATCCCTTGCAGAAAGACAATCACAAGGGAACGGCGGAAGCTCAAGAAACTAAGGGCAAGGCTTGTGCAAGGAAAGATAACCATGGCGGAGATATGCGAGCAGTACAGAAGCTGGAGAGGCAACATAAAAAGATTCAACGCATACAAGAGCGTCCGCTCAGTGGACGCATTATATAAATCACTGTTCAGCGAGGTAAACAAATGAACACAGAACAAGACTTTGAGAGACTTAAAATCGAGGCAAGAATCGGCGAGCTTGTGTCATCCCTTTCGGCGGCTTCCAGCGGCATAGGAGACTGGAAGGTAATCAAGTGCTACGAGGCTAAACTGCTTGGCGAGGAACTGCCATATGACATCGATGACCTTATGGAAAAAAGACAGAAGGCACGTAATGAGATAAACGAGCTTCAACAGAAGCTCAAGGAGTATGAGTAATGCAGAGCGGCTTCATTCTCTCCCAGCAGGACATAAAGCGGATAATCGCGGAGTATTACCATGTCCCTGAGGACAAGGTCGTGCAGAGCAAATACTCTTTCTTTGTAATTCAGGATGAGGAACAGAAGAAAGAGAAGTAAATTATTGCAATAGCGGCATTTTTTTCGCCGCTTTTTTTATTCATTCAACATCTTTTCTGACTATATAGGTGTTATGGAAAATTCAGAATTCTTATGGCGTTTAATCAGTGTTATCGTGTTTGTCTTGCCAATCGCGGGGCTTATATGGAAAGCCGCGGTTCAGTCCGCAAGGATAAAAGATATGGCGGAAAAATTGAAACGGCTGGAACAACAGGTTATTGAAAATGAGAAAAACTCAAAATCCGATATTTCAGAAATCAAGCAGAGTATCAACCAGATAAACATATCAAACGCCGAGATTCTCACATCCCTTTCATTCATTAAAGAAGCTCTTTCAAAAAAGGAAGGTAAACAATGACACATCCACAGACAAAAGCAGATTTAATAAAAGAACATTGTTCTGTCATCGCAAAAAATGCCTGCTGCGCTTTTACAGCCATGTGGCTTGCCGGATATGAGCCGGAAGATTCAGAGGCGATTGTAACAGTCGCAAAGGCGATTGAAGCCAAAGTTCTGGATAATGACTGTACTGTAATATGGCAGCCGTTTTTCAAATGGCTTACCGGGCGAAAAATCTTTGTGGAGTTCAGAAAAATCAGTTCACTTTCCGACTTGCTGGACGTTCCCGGAAGATGCGCCGTAAAGTTCACTTATAACGGAAAATCTCATTGGGTCGGAGTTGAAAACTGCAAGGTCGCCTTTAATTCCCTTGAAAATTCAGTGTGCGTGAACAAAGGCAAACCGACAGACGCAAGAATAATCAGTTTGGGGTAAAATATGAAATTTGATGAATGGATAAAACAGAGCTATCCGAACAAAGGAAACAATGAGCATACAGTTTATTCAATAAATGATATGCACAGTGCCTTTTTCGCAGGCACAATGCACGGAACACAAAAGGAAGAAAAAACAGAAAACGCCCTGAACAACAACGATAACAACGAACAAATCGTAATTCCTGAACTTCCAAAAAAGAAAACCTACAAGGCAAAGACAACAAGCCTTATCGCCCAGATTATAGCCGCCTTGTGGGTTGCCGTATGGTGCGCAAAGAAGTTTATGACTTCCGGCGGAGAAACAAACGACATCATTCTAAGCGGTTTTGCAATCGCAGCTTGTTTCAGTCCGGTTTATTTCAACATGATTTTAGACAAAGTAAAATCAATCAGATTCGGAGAGTAAAAGATGACAAAGTTTCTGGTTACATTGATATTCATTCTTGCGGTTCTTTTTTCAATCTCTCTTCTTGTGATTTATATACAGGGAAAATTCTATAAGTCGAAAATCCAGAAGAAAGAGGCGGAAATCATAAGCCGATGGAATGAAACACAGAACAAGCAGCAGGAGATTCTGAACAATGCGAAAAACAAAAAAGACAGTCTGCACACTGGCAGCAATACTGATAATTTCAACAATAGCCTTGACATCTTGCAGAACATCGCAAATCACGGCTGTTGAGCCGCTACAGATTGACACACATTTTCCACCGCCTTACGATGAGAACGGCGATTCAATCGTGTCATTCGATGATGACAATACCGTAAAAATGCCGTTATGGTACTGGCTTAAAATCACAGAATACGCGATTGACACAGAATCAAACAGACTGCTTCTCACAAAGTAAAGCGAATGTTTCTGTCTGCCAGCTTGTAATTTCCGCAAGGTCGGCGGCAGAAAAATTCGTGTAAACTTCCTGAATTCCTTTCAGCGAGTGCCCCGCAATCTTTTCAACCTTGATATGGTTTATCCCCTTTGCCTTCGCATTTGTAATAAAAAAATGCCTTAAAGAATGGGAACAAAGGTTTCTTTCAACTGCATTCTCACATTTTCTTTCAGCAGGAACAAAAAGCCTGTAGAAACGTGGGCTTGAAATCTCTTCCGGCAGGACAAGATTCTTTATGTCTTCCGTTATGGGGATTTTCCTGGACTGCTTGTTTTTCAGCGGTTCGTATTTATGCTTCAAAAGCTGTTTTTCAAGGTCAATATATAGAATTCCGTCCTCATCCTTTATGTCGCATAGGCGTACGCCATTCGCCTCTGAAAAGCGCATTCCAGTAAGTGCCATAAGCAGAATGATATTGGCGTAGTCGGGAACTTCCTTCACCAGCATTTTTATCTCTTCCAGCTTAAAGGCGTCACGCGGCTTGTTCTTGAATCCAAGGCTTTCCAACCCCTCAAACGGATTCTTTACGATAAGATTGTCCTTATATGCGGTTATTATGATTCTTTTAAGCAGTGAAAAAGTAGAAGTGACAGATGACGGAGCAAGCCCTTTTTTAAGGAGAAGAACGCGCAGCTGCTTCAGCGCAGAATAATTTATGTCCGTCAACTTCGTGTCCTTCAAGACCGGCATAAGATGATTTTCAAGGCTGTTTCTGTACTGGTGCAAGGTATTCTCTGTAAGTCTTGTCACACGATCCATAACAAAAGGACTTCTTGAATCCAAGAAATGCGCGGCGTATTTCCCGAATGTTATTTCTGTTTGACAAAGGGAGTTTGACTTATATAATTCATTAAGAAACTGTTTGGCTGCATTTTTTGAAGTCAGCCCCGTACTTTTCGGAACAGTCCGTTTCCCGGATGAATCATAAGTTCTGTAATACCAGTATTTCCCGCGCTTGTAGATTGAATAAGGTTGTCTGTATCGGCTCATTAAGTTTCCCCTTTTTAATGGCTACAATCTGGCAACAATTATAACATCATTTCATACAATGCAACAAGTTACAGGCTTAAAAATTAAAGGTATATCAAACATTTTTTTTATTTCCCTTTATATTGCACTAAACATACAACCCATTGTTCTATACAAAATACTATACATAAGTATCAGTTCCATTTTCATTTGGCTACAATTCTGGCTACACATATTTTTTAGGCTTACACATTTGGCTACACACGCGTGTCAAGGCTGCCTTTCTGCTCCATTATGAACCTTGCGTTGCTAAGGATGAATTTCTTCTGCTCACTGCTAAGACGGCGGAAAATCTCTATAAGCTCCTTTTCTTCCGGGGCAAGAACCAGCTTTACGCCTCCGTCCTCATTGTCGCCGTTTATGAGCCATTCAACGGACACACCGAAAAAATGCGCAACCTTTATCGCATATTCCGCGTTCGGGATTGAACCCCTTACCCAGCCACGAAACGAACTTTCTGGAATATCTGTTTCACGGCACAAATCAGAACGTTTTTTATTTCTTTCACTTAATAGACTATCAATTCTTTCAGTAATTTCACTCATTTCAGTTTTTCCCTAGACAATAAATCGGCAAAAGAAGCCCAATATTTTACAAAAAACTAAAAAAAACGCCAAATTTGACATTTTTTATTTGACTTAACGCCAAATAGTGATTAATCTATTTTCAGAAACGCGAAATTTGGCGTTTTTCGCATTGATACTATAGTATCAATAAATTCCGCTTGACAGCGGAATTTAGAAACAAGGGGAAATCACAATATGGGCATGGAAGAATTTTTAAGCGCGGCGACACGTGACACCACAGAAAAGGAAGAGGTGTTCACGGTCAAAGAGGCGGCGGAGTTTCTTAGGGTAACTCCGGTGTTTTTATACAAGCTGGTGGGGGAAAACAAAATCCCGAACCACCACTTAGGGAAAAAGGTTCTTTTCATAAAGTCGGAGCTTCTGGACTTCCTGAAAGAGCATTAGGGGAAAAGCAAAATAAAACCGGCGGGTCTAGTAGTCTTTCCTGCCCGTTTTATCCGCGCAAGAACGGGTGTGAATTCCCCTGGGCGGTTCCGGCTAAGACTACAAGCCGGTGCTGCCCTTTTTTAGGGCCAAAGGAGGTGAATATGACGGCAAAAGAAGTATTCGGAAAAGGGCTTTCCATAATGATGGAGCGGACAGGCGCGAACACCAAAAAGGTCGCGCTGTTCACCGGAATATCGCAGAGGCAGATGGACAGGCTTGCGAACGGCGAGAGCTTTCCGACAACGGACAAGGTGCTCCAGAAGCTCGCGAAATACTTCCACGTTGAGGAATCTGACATCCTGGCGTTCGGGCTTGGGTTGTGTGGTGAATAATTCCGCTAAGGGATGGATTTATAGCGGCAAAGCGGAAAGACGCTTGGCAAGCCGGACAGACGGCAAACCTTTACAGGGGGAAACAATGAGAAAGGTTGCAAGAAAAGAAAACCGCCGGATTCTTAATCAGAGAAGAGACATCTGGCATGTGACAAGGGAACTCGAGACGGCTGACTATATAGCAGGTGTCGCGGTTGTGGTCGCGCTTATGACTTTCGTAAGTTTTTTCAGAATCTGTATCTTGGGGGCTTAAAAATGGGAAAAGTATTCATAAAGAACGTAAATATCGTTCTGCCGGTGCGCGGACGTGGCTACAGAATCAGGACAGAGCACGAGCTTGGAATTGTGGACGTGAAAAAGACATACACGCTTCCGGGGCTTCTAAAGAATAGGGAGAACGTAAGAATCGGGGATTCTGTGGTTCTTCCTGAATTCTCTGTTCCAGAAACAATAATGGGCGGAAAAAACACAATGAGCTTTGACACTCAGACTATAAAAGACGTGGCGACTGTATATGACATAAAGGACGGAAAACTGTATCTGGTCTTTAACCACGGCCTTTTTGAATCTGCCATTGACAACAACAACGAGAAAGAATGGAAAGACACACAGCTCTGCGCATACCTTGAACAAGCATTTGCGCCCGCTATGGAAAAAGCCGGGATTCCAGTCTCGGAAATCTCCTTGCTGTCAAAAAATGAGTTATCCGGGGATAACCAGCTTCCATTCTTCAGGAACGGAAAAAACAGAATCGCATTTGTTAAAGATGAAGACCATACAATTTGGTACTGGCTAAAGACACCTTATAAAGCGGCGTCTTCGGCGTATTTCTGTAATGCGGCCGACGATGGCTCTTCCGGCTGCACCGGCGCGAGCCGTGCGGACAATTTTGTCCGTCCCCGCTTTGTAATCGCATAACTTCAATCTGCCGGGCTTGTCCCGGCAACAAAAAAGGAAAGAAAAAAAATGGAAGAAGAAAAAAAAGAGGTTGCGGAGATAACAGCGTCAACAATGATGCCTGCCACATTCAACAACCGTTACCAGATGAGCAAGATTCTTGTACAGTCCGGCTTAATGCCAAAAAACATGGACACAGCGGAAAAGGTCTGTGTCGCATTGCAGTACGGCTTTGAGCTTGGACTGTCACCAATGGTGAGCGTGAACAACATTTCTGTTGTGAACGGCAAGCCGACACTTGGAGCTGACATAATGCACGCCATTGTACGCCACGCAAAGGAATATGGCGGCGTTGAGTGGGTATGTCAGGACGACAAGCGGGCTGAATGTATCGTGCACCGCATAAACGCGAACTACAAGGAAGACGTGCGCGGTGTATTCACAATGGAGATGGCACAGAAGGCAGGGCTAGACAAAAAGGACAACTGGAAGAACTACCCGGCGCGCATGCTGAAGCACCGTGCGCTTTCGTATGCGTTGCGTGACGCGTTCCCTGATGTCCTTGCCGGAATATATTCACCTGACGAGATTGCGGCGGAGACAGCCCCGGAAATACGGAACATAACACCGCCGGAAGAACAGCTGAAATCCGCGGAGACAGTAACACCAAAGACAACACAGACAACGGCAGTTGTGCCGGACGAGATATTCTAAGGGGGAAAACATGAGCTGGCTTAACAATTTTTCCTATGAGGAAGGCAAACCGGTTTTTGAGTGCGCAGAGGGTATAAATCTCATGTGCATAAAAAAGGTAGAGGAAACGACGACAAAAAACGGTGAGCGCATGCTTGTTGTCACCTGCAACGTCAAGAATTCAAACGGTGAACAGCTGAAACATTATCTGGTGGAAGGACAGTATTTTGACAAGTCGCTTTCAAGACTGATGGACTGCTTCGGGATCAAGTATACCGAAACAAATCCGCAGAGCTGGGTAAACCGCGTGGGTGCGGCGCAGTTTGACCATTACAAGTACAATCCGCAGACAAAGAAGAAAGAGATTGTGGCAGACATGCAGTGCCATCTCCTTAAAAAGGAAGGCTTCGAGCAACCGGAGATAACACCGGAGACACCTGCACAGCCACCAATGAATGATGAGGAGATACCCTTTTAGTGTCAGGGTGCTGATTGATGTTTTCAAAGGAAGAATTGTCTGGCACGGATGACAACAGGGAGAGCTGCCCCGCAACCGGGAAAATCTGTTTCTCCTACAAAAGGGCTTCCGGGGCTGTAAAAAAAAGCAGGTACTCACGGAAACACTCAAAGAAGCCTATTAGGTGCTATTTCTGCCATGAATGCGGAATGTGGCACCTTACAAGCCAGCGCAAGAATCCGGTTAAAGATGTCTTTGATGGAGCAAGATATGGAATGTAACAAGAAATACACAATGTTTGAGAATTACCACACCGCGGCAAAGGAGTTCGCCAACGGTGATATGGCTGTCTATGGACGGCTCATGTACATTCTGAACTGCTACGGAATCGAGAATATCCTTTTGGATAACCTCACACCGGTTGAAAAACTCTTCATAACCGCGGTAAAGGCTTCCATTGACAAGAGCCTTGATATGTTTGAGAAGACAAAGAAAGGCGGAGCTCCAAAAGGCAACAGGAACGCGGCCAAAGACAAAGAAAATAACACAGACACACAGCAAAAAAACAACTGTCAAAACAACTACCAAAACAACTATCAAACAAACGAAGAAGAAGGAGAAGTAGAAGAAGAAATGGAAGGGGAAAGGGAAAAGGAAATTCCGGCAAACTCCCCCTCCCCTGATTTTTCTAGGAAAATCTTCGACACTTTCAGTAATGCTGACTTGCCATGCTGCAACAATGACTTTGAAGAGTTCTGTGAAAAAGACTTTGCAAACGGCATTGACTACATCCAGGACAATATCTCCGGCTTGGAGCAGAAAGACATTGAAAAAGCATGTGAAAACTATGTCTCTGTGACAAATTCAGAGAATATGTGGTTCCGGGGCAAATTCAGCTTTGAAAAGTTTGTGAAACTCAAGAACTTCAAGGACTTTCTGCCGGCGAATTTCCGCATTGAGAACTTTCTGAAAGACGGGGAAAAACCGCCTGATGTGCATAAAAAAACAAAAGCTGTTGCCCTGCCTTCTGTCTGTTCTTGCGGGGCAAAAATCACGGAACTGAACAGATTGGGTGCAAAAAGTTTTTTCTGCAAGAATTGCAGAGGGAGCTTTGAATATAGGCAAAACGCTTGGGTTGAAGATAAATAATGGCTTGGATTCAACTGGAATTTGACTTTGAAAAAAAAACAAGACGCAAGGTCAAAGTCAAGGACAATGAGCTGATTGGCACTTTGCAGAAACAGTTTCTTGATGACAGAACCAACGAGAAAATAAAGCTGGCACTCTGGGAAAGCATTACAAAATGTGCAAGAAGAATGATTTTCTGCGAGCGGAAAAAAAAGGGTTTTTATTTGTCCCCGGATGAAATGGACTACAAGGCCACGAGTTGCACGGAATACATTTTCATGCAATATGCGAAGAATCCAAACTGGAAGATGAAAACACCTTCAAGCTACATTTTCCTGAGGGTTTTGGCAGCTCTCTACAGGCATAAACGACTAGAGGAATATCTGTCTTACACAGATGAGGAACTGTAATGCAAAAAGGGAAAAAAGAGGCGGAAGTGCTAAAGGAATGTCTGTTCCTGCTAAAGCGAAAAGGCATTTTCTGCTGGAGGCAGAACACAGGCGCGTTTGAGACTAAGAACGGCGGTTTTTTCCGCTCATCAATCGCAGGTGTTTCTGACATCCTTGGGATTCTTCCTGACGGGCGTTTTCTTGCGGTTGAGTGCAAACGTGAATCGGGCGGTGTTGTTTCTGAAAAACAGAAACAGTTCATTGCGAACATAAAAGCCTGTGGTGGAGTTGCTGTTGTAGTCCACAGCGGCAAGGAACTTAGTGACTATCTGGGGGAAATATGCAGACAAAAAACAAAAACACGGTAAGAAATGCGTATAAAAAGCTGGCATTGGCATGCATAAAGGATTCAATCAAGAAAAAAGATTTTTCCCTGCTGAACAAAGGACCCTCATATTCAGAAAGATTGGACTTGTTATGCGGAATTGCAGAGATTGACCGCAATAAAGTCATAAAAAGACTTGAAGAAGTTCGGAAAGATAAAAGCAAGTCTTCGTATGAAAAAAAGCTGGCTTACATGAGGGAATATAACCGGCGCAGATGTGCAGCAGAAACGGCAGAGGAAAGAGAAAGACGCCTTGCAAAACATCGTGAAAGCTATTACAGAAAGAAAGCACGGAGAATCTCATTATGAAAGCTAGACTGTGCGGTTGGGCTGGATGTTCCGCAATTGTATCTGATGGCGGCTATTACTGCTCAAAACATCGGATAATCGCAGAGGCAAGAAAACGGCAGCACATGGAGGAATGGAAAAACAGTGCGGTACGAGGAAAATCTGCTGAATACCACAGCTTATACAACACTAGCGCATGGCGCAGACGCTCACGCCAATTCCTTAAAGAACATCCGTTCTGTGTAAGGTGCGGAGCAAAGGCAACGATAACAGATCATATAATCCCGCACCGTGGAAACAGTGACCTGTTCTGGGATGAAAACAATCTGCAGGCTTTGTGCTGGTCTTGCCACTCAATAAAGACAAGGCAGGAGCAACGGTCAAAGCGTTGACCGGTAGGGGGTGTTTTTGTGGCGTTTTGAACGCGTTTACCATACACCCGGCAATTTTCGCGAGAGATTTACATTTTGCAGGGGGAAAAGATGAATCCAAGACTGCCGACAGAATTAAAAGCACTCAGGGGAACCTTGAACACCACAAGGGAAAAGGCTAATCCCCCGGTTGACAAGACGATTAAAGACACATCCCTGATTCTTGACGCGTCATCTGTAAGCTGTCCGAAAAGCATAACAGACAAATACTGCCGCCAATACTGGAAGAAACTTACATCAGGCTTGCTTTCAATCGGGGTTCTTTCCGCCGCTGACATTCCGCAGATTGAGCAGCTGTGCGTATGCCTGCAAAAGCTCCGTGAAGTCCAGGAAGTCTTTTTGCAGACTTCGCCGTTTGATGAGGATTACGACACCATCCAAAAAAGATGGATAAGCCTCTCAAACAAGTTTGACCAGCTTGGAGCAAAGTATTACATAAGCCCGGTCGCACGCTCAAAAATCAGGCTTGACGACCTTAACATAAAAAAGACAGAGCAGGAAATCACAAAAAATGAAAATGTACTGCAACAGTTACTGGGAAACAGAAAATGAGAGACTACAAAGAGATTCTAAAAAAATACTGCGCTGACATCCAGAACGGAAAAATCACCGCCGGAATATACACAAAGAAAGCCATAAAGCGTTTTCTTGCAGACCTGAAAAGACAGAATTCCCCAGATTTTCAGTTTGAGTACCATCAGGAATTTGCGGACACAGTCCTTTCATTCGCGGAGAAGCTCAAGCCTTCCGACCTGAACGGAAAAGAAATACAGCTTCTTCCCTGGCAAATCTTCTGCTTCTCAATGCTTGAGGGCTGGCGGTACAAGTCCGACCCAGAAAGAAAACGCTTCCGAATGGCATACATTGAAGTGAACAGAAAGAACGGAAAAACTACGGGGCTTCTTTTGCCTCTGATTATCTTCAATTTCCTGAAATACAAGGCCTCTGAAAGCTACATTGTTTCCTCACGTGATGACCTTGCGGAAAAAACATTCAAGGAAGTAAAGGACATCATAATAGCGGAGCCAGGACTGAACGAGATTCTGGAGTGCCGCTCCCTTGCAATAACATTCAAGGACACAAGCGAGAAGTCACGGCTGGGCTTTTTCTGCGATGGCGGAAAGGACGCGGACGGTTTCAAGCCGCGTTTCTTCTGCCTTGATGAATACCATGCGTTCGCGTCTGACAAAATGCTTACATCAATGCAATACGGCATGCGCTCAAAGAAAGACGCACAGGGCGTGATAATCACAACCGCGGACACAGAGATTTCCTGTCCTTGCTATGAGCTGAACCTTAAATCAAAGCGGATTCTGAACGGAACGCAGACACAGGAAGACTTCTTTGCGGTCATCTATGCGCTTGATGAGAATGACGACTACCACAATCCGGCAGTATGGCAAAAGGCAAATCCGTCACTTTATGACATAATCGACCCGTCCGTTATTCAGGCTGATATTGACGACGCGGAGCTTACACCGCACAAAATCCCGGAGCTAAAGGCAAAGACATTCGGTATCTGGGGCGGCGGCGGTGAGAAGTCTTGGATTCCGGTTGAAACGTGGCAGAAAAACAAGGACGTTGCGGTTGACTGGGAAGATTTCCGGGGCATGCAGTGTTTCGGTGGCTTGGACTTGTCGCAGGTTGACGATATGACCGCTTTCACATTGAAGTTCAGGAAAGACGGCAAGGATTTCTACAAGCACCGCTTCTATATTCCTGAAAAGACAATCTCCGCAAGATACAGAAAAGAAAACATCAACTTTCCAGCATGGATTGAATCAGGACTTGTGACGGCGATTCCGGGCGCGACAATTGACTACACATATATTATCAGGGACATTCTGGACGACGCGGAAACCTACAACATACGCGCCATAGGCTACGATAAATGGCAGTCGCGCGAGGTCATAAACGCGATAGAAAACGAACGCCCGGACATAATGCTGATAGAGGTTGAGCAGAGTCTTAAAAAACTCTCTCCCCTTACCCAGTCATACGAAAAGACCATAAAGGACGGCCAGCTTGTGGACAACAATCCGGTAATGCTCTGGATGATAAACAATGTGGAGATTCACCCGGACGTGAACGGCAACTACAAGCCGATGAAAAAATCCAAGGCAAACACACAGAGAATCGACGGTGTCATTTCCTCAATAATGGCACACGGAATAAGCATAAACCCGGAATTCAACCAGGTTATCACGCCGGTTGACTACGACACATTAAAGGCAATGCTATAGGAGGCAGAGCATGGGAAAAACAATGTATGAAAAATACCGCGACAAGGAACTGCCGCAGGACTTGCTTCAAATGATAGAGGCACGGCAGAACCAGGCGGAAACACAAGCAGAAAAAGATTTTATCGCCGGATTCTGGGTAAAAGGCAACATTGACCAATGCCTTGACAGTCCGAATCCAAAGAAAGTCTACATAAGCGGACAGATTACGGGGCTTGATGAAAACGAGTACAAGAAACTTTTCAACGAGGCGGAAGATATTCTTGTCGCGTTCGGATATGACCCGGTAAATCCCATTGCGCTGGATGAGGCGGAGGACACAACTGGCTGGACTTGGCACGACTACATGAAGCGCGACATAAAACTGCTTTGCGGCTGCGACTACATCTATCTTCTTTCAAACTGGAGAAACTCCAAGGGCGCAAAGTTTGAATACATGATTGCGGATATGCTACAGATTCCGTGCCTTAATTTGCAGGATATTCAGGAGGCGCAAAAACAATAATGCAGGCACTCCTGGACTTTTCAGACACGCTGACAGACGCGGACGGCGACACTATTGTTGTTGACCGCCTGTCAGACACAGTGAGAATAATATCACTACTTCTTAAATGCAGCAGAAAAAAAAGCCGTGAAGTCCTTGAAAAACTGCAAAAGGATTTTGACGTTTACTCAAACGGATGGACAACACAGCTAATACTTGCGAAGAACGGCAAGATAATCCATAACTTCGAGGCTCACGGCGAAACCAGCTGGCACGGCCATAAATACAACAAGGTGAATGAATGGGATTTTCGGAACTTTTTAAGCGGGAAAAAGACAAGAAAAGAAAAGTTGCCCGCAAAGGTGAAAACACTGAAAATCACCTGCACCGAAATACAGCTGAAAAGAGCAAAGCAATTATATTATGCGCATACAATCGGTTTTGACATCGGATATGCGGACTACAAAAGGTTTTATCTTGTTTAACAAGGTTTAACGAGGCAACAGAATGACAGAAGAAAGACTTAAAGAGATAAAGGAAAAGTACAAGAACGGCGTTCCAGAAATGGAAGTTGAAAAATGGATTGGCTCTGCGCCTATTCCTGATATTCCACAAGAAGAATACCCGGATGAAAACGACTTGGATTATGAGGAAGAGTTCGAGTGGAAAGGACGGCTTTATACAGTACAGGAACTTGCGGACATAGCCGGAATAAATGTAAAGACAATGAGCTGCCGCCTAGACCGCTACAAGACAATGGCAGAAGTCATGGCGGTAGAACCCTCAAGAAAAAAAACGGCAGACAGGACGCAAGAACCAAAGAAAGCGTCTTTGACCAAGAAAAAAGGGAAAATCAAGCTGTATCTTTACCACGGCGACTATTACAACGTAAGCCAGCTTGCAAGGCTTGTGGGCATGCACAAGAACACACTGCACCAGAGGCTGAAAATGTTTGACAATGTGGAGGACGCGATAAACAAGCCCTACAACACAAAAGCCCGGAACAACATAGGCTTAATGCTGAAAGCCGGCGGAATAAGCAAGGAAACCTTTTATAACGCCTGCAAGAAAGGCGTAACACTAAAAGAATTCTTTGGAGTAAAATAATGACAGAAGAACAATTCAACAAGCAACAACTGGAAGAAAAAGGCTACGTATGCCCAAAAAACATATTTCACCCGACACTAAGCCTGCCCTGCCATGACTGCAAAAACTACAAAGAAAAGAAATGCAAAGTGTACTTTAAGAATAAGAAAAAATAAACTAGACGCAAAGAACAGTTTTCAACGCTTCCCTTGTAATTTCCGAAACGTTCAAATGCGCTTCTGTAGCCATGGTGTCAAGCCATTCTGGGAGTGTGATATTGCGCCTCACATTCCTGGATTTTTCTCTCATCCTGAAAAAACCAATATCAACATCAACAAGAGAAACAAACGTTTTTCCAGCTGAGATAAATGGACTTTTCTCTATATCGGCGTTTTCTGCCTGAACTGGAAATTCTCTCTCATTTTTATCAAACAAAGCATTTGCGATATAATCACGTGCCATATCCACAGCATCTGCAAGATTTGCGCCTTCTGTCATTCCGTCAAGGCTTGGAATGTACACAAGAACCTCTTTTTCTGTTTCAGTAAAAATAACTGGATAAATAACTTTCATATTGCCCCCTAACTGAAAATTTTTGTCGCTTTTTGGCAAAAATCCTAAAGATCCCATTTTTTTATAATAGCTTTTGCCAGCAGCTCATTTATTTCTGAATGTCGCGGGAGTTGCTCCTCATCATGGCCGCGCTGATAGACATCATGTCTACCTCCGTGCCGTACAAGAACAAAACCTGCTTTTCTAAGCTTTTTTTCCAAATCCTTACGTTTCATAATTATATTATACACATTAAATGTGTATTGTCAATAATTGACTATATAAATTAGTTCGTTACAAGGTGGTAAAAAATGATTAAAACCTATTATTCCATAACCGATAAAAAAGACATGAAAACGACATACGGCATAATATGGCAGATATTGAATGAGCTTGATTTAGCCTTGGATTTAAAAGAATGGAACCCACAGGAAGAATTGACGGCTAAGAAGTTTAAAATAACGGAAAACCGTTTTTACAGATACATTGAAATGCTTCAAGACGCAGGATATGTAAAAGGCGCAGTCATAAGAGAAGATTTAACCGGTGAAAAAGACATTGATCTTACAGATTTAACAATAACTCTGGACGGAATTCAGTTTTTACTAGAAAACTCCACAATGCACAAAATCGCAGAATTTGCAGAAAAAATCGGGCTTACAGTCGCGGAAAGCGGCGGAAACTTCCTTTTAAGCAAACTGTCAAAATAATAAAAAACGTAACTACAAAAAAAATAGTTACGCACTTCCTCTGCCGGCTCAAAAACCGCCGGATAAGCATATTTCATAAGAGCCTCCAAAAGAGCGGGCTAAAAGCCCGCCTGAAAAACAGACAGGCTTTGCCAGTTCTAGCCGATTGAGGAAAGACCTAGTTTTTTTATTAAAGTTTCCTGCAAGGCTTGGCTGAAATTGACGGACGCTTTTTCCGCACGCTTGCAGAGCCATTCAGGAAGAGTGACATTCTTGCGGACGCTTTTTCCAGTGCTTGAAATATCACATTCTATGTATGTAGTGAAGTCTTTTCCGGTAGTCTTTATGTCCGTGATTCTGCTTGCCTTTGGAAGTGGCTCATCTTTCTCAAGATAACTTTCAAGATAGCAGTCAAGGGCTTCCTTCGCGTTCTCCACAATCTCAGCTTCAGTATCGCCCTGCGAGAAACAGCCTTTCAGGTCGGGAAACTCGCACCAGTAGCCACCGTCCTCAAAATGGCATACGGCAGGATAAATCACCATATATTCTCCTTGCAGGGCTTGTGCCCCGCTTTTTTTTATTTTAAGCCGGCTTGCTTCAGGATAGCCGTCTCAAGCCCCTTTTTCATATCCTCGCCGTGAACAGGAATTGTTATCGGCGGAAAACCGTCTTTTTCAAGCCTATGATGGCTGCCTTTGATTCTTACAAGCGTCCATCCGTTCTTTTTCAGCAGGCTTAAAAGCTCCTTATCCTTCATATCTTTATAATAATGCGTATTATACGCATTGTCAAGATATTTTGTAAAAAACTGACTATATCTGTATGAAAAGATACGGATTATCATATATGGGGAGCAAGAACAGGATAGCGGAATGGGTGGTCTCCCACTTTCCTAAAAAAAAGCATTTTTATGATTTGTTTGCCGGAGGCTGCGCGGTGACCCACTGCGCGATGATTAAAAGAAAATTTGAAACCTACACAATAAACGACATCTCCAGAATACTAGAACTTTTTATGGACGCAGTGAACGGAAAATATGCTGATGAAAAACGTTGGATTAATCGCTCCGATTTCTTCGCCCTGAAAAACAATGACGAGTATGTGCGCTGCTGCTGGAGTTTCGGAAATAAGGGATTAAATTATCTTTACTCAAAAGAAATAGAGCCGTGGAAAAAAGCCCTACACTATGCGCGCGTATTCGGCGACTTTTCCCTTATGGAAGAATTCGGAATAAAGACTGACGGCTCAAGTATTGACATAAAAAAGAACGCCGCAGAATACAAGGGAAAATATATTAGATGGTATCTGAAGAACGTCCTGAAAAGCGAGGCGGACTTCGAGAGGCTGCGTGAAAATCTAAATTCAAAAATCAAGGACAATTCGGAAAAGCTCCGCGAGTATCTTCTGGACGGGCTGAGGAAAGTCGGAAAGACGCGGGCGGATGTTGACCGCTTTCTCGGTACGAACGGAATGGCAAGCCATTACTTCAGCAGAAGCCAGTGGGAGTTCCCGACACGCGAGGCGTACATAAAACTACAGTCGTTTTTGTATCTTCCAAAAAACTATGATGAAATTTATGGGCTTCAATCCTTATTAGAAAGCCTGCAAAGCCTGGAAAGACTGCAAAGACTGCAAAAACTGCAAAGCCTGGAAAGCCTGCAAAGACTGCAAAGACTGCAAAGACTGCAAAGACTGCAAAGACTGGAAGTTTTCCGGGGCGACTACCGAAATGTAAAAATAAAGTCTGACTCCTTGATTTACTGCGACATTCCGTATAAAGGCACGACGGAATATTCGGACGGCGGGTTCGACCATGAAGCGTTCTATGACTGGGCGGAAATGCAGAGCGAGCCTGTGATTATAAGTGAATATTCAATGCCGGAAGACAGATTTGAAAGAATCGACTTTATAGAAAAAAGAATCCTCTTGCAAGGAGCTTCGGGGACATATAAAGAAGAAGGGCTTTTTGTACCAAGAACACAAATTGAGAAAGGAATTTTCAGGTACCGAAATGAATGTCGGCAGCTTGAATTATTTTAAAATAAAAAAAACGCGACTGTTTTTTTTCAGCCGCGGTTAAGTCTATTCAAGGCACTTTTTAACAAAGAAATGCGACGGCTTCAATCCGCTTGCCTCAATTCTTGCCCTTATCTGCTCGTATTCCTCTGGACTGCATGAAAAGGAAAATGTCTTGTATTTTCTGCCGGTTCCGCTTCCTTTTTTGCGTCCGCCACCGTGGTAGCCGTAGCCCACGTATTTAGGTTTTCCCGCTGTTTCTTCCATCAGATAACCCCGAATATTTTAAGACAGATAAAAAGGACAACCGCATTTACAACGCCCTGAATAACGGCAAGAATGATTTTAGCCCAAAACGGTTCTTTTTCATTTTCTGTTGACATAAAAGCCCCCTAAGAAGTAAAATGTGAATACACAAAGGCGGAAGTACCAAGACCGCCGCCCTTGTTCCCCGTTAGCGGACTATCAAATCAATGATGACTGCTACAAGGATTTGGCTTAAACCTGTTATAAGTATCATCAGTACTTTTAACAGGTATTTTTTTAACCATTTCTTCACATCTTACTCCTTTTAACAAAGATTTTCTCTGCGTGGCTCAACGAACCACCTGAATATAAGATACAACTTTTATTACATTTGGTCAATAGTTTTTAACAAAAAAACGTTTTTATTTTGACTATATCTGTATGAAACAATATAGTGAAATCATGGATGACAACTTTAAGGCAATCTACAAAATCCTCTCCGCATTTGAGAAGGCACTAGATATTGAAGATTTTGAGCTAGAATCAATTTCTGCGGAGAAACTTGGCATTTCAAAAGTACGATGGACAAAATATATACAAATGCTTGTAGAAGCTGAATATCTTGCCGGAATAGAAATTCGTGACACTATAACAGGAATTGACATTCTGGAAGAAAATCCGCATATAACGCTAAAAGGCCTTGAATATCTTGCGGAAAATTCGATAATGCAACGAATGTACAAAACCGCAAAAGGAATAAAAGACTTGATAAAATAAAAAAAACCCCTGACAACTCTATAAAACATCTTGAAAAGGTATTGACCAAAACAAGATAATAATGTAATATAGAATCATCAGGAGGAAAAAGAAATGCAAATGTTTTTTGACATACTTACAATTCTTGGCTCTATTGCAAGTATTGTAAGCCTTATTCTTTACTTAATCAAGAAGTAAAGAATAAGAAGGTGGGAAGTTTTCCCACCTTTATGTCAATTTTTTGGAGGCAATTATGGAAGAAGAAAACAACGAAAAGAAAAGAAGAACAAAACTTGACATTGCGCTTATTGTCGGTCTTTCGCTATGCGTGGCTTGCAATGTAATTCAAATTATTTTACGCATAATAGAGATGTCAAGATGACGGATTCAGAACCAAGAAACTGGGGCGGAATCCGTGAAGGTTCTGGAAGAAAAAAACTCTCCGACAGTGGGCGCATAAAAATCCAGGTTGCGCCGCAGAAGGAAGAGGTCGAGATGATAGACAGTGAGGCAGAAAAAGCCGGAATGAACAGGACGCGCTTCGTGGTTGAGTGCGTGAAGTTCTGGAAAGAAAACCACAAGTAAAATAAAATCTCCTGATACTAGAGGAATTCCCATTGTGGGAATTCCTCTTTTTTTAGCCAAAAATAGCCAACAGTGGCCAATGACGGCCAGTTTTTTTTACTCCATGGAGTACACTTTACACCACATTGATTTTCTTAAACCTGACTATATGACTATATAAAAGGTTTTTGAAAAAATGGGATTTTTTAAGTTTAAGAAAAGAACACTGAACAAGCAGGCAAAAAATCAGCCTGCAAACATTTTTGATTTTTACTCTACTTCGTCTGCATACATAGGAACAGACGGAAAATCTTTTTCCGCGCTGGATAAAATCGCGTCGGAATTTGCCGGGCTTAACTATGGGATTTATGACGTAAAGACAAGGCAGAAAGTAAAAAAGAATTCGCTTTATGCAGTTTTAAGGCAGCCAAATCTTGATGACCGGCACTTCAATTTTTTCTATCAGTCTGCCATAGATTATTTTAATGGCGGCTGCTTCTGGTATGTTGTAAGAATAAATGATGAGCCGGTTTCCCTTTTCCGCCTTAATCCGGCAGAAGTAAAACTTTCAAGGGATTCAATCACAAACAGACGTTTATTCCTCTACCGTGGCAATGTCTACACATCTGAAACAGTGGTTTATATTCCATCAAGATTTGACTATTCAACACGCAACGGCGGAAGTTCCATTTTTAGCGCGGTAAAAAGCGTCTTTGACACTTCAAGAAAACTTGAATCATTCACGCAGAACAGCTTCACAAACGGACTTTTGGGCAAAAGAACTGTAATTGACATTGAGGGCGCATATCCGAACATTACCGTAGAACAGGCAAAAGAAATAAAGGATTCTTTCCAAAGGGAATATTCAGGCGCGGAAAACGCGGGCCGCCCTATCCTAAAGAAAAAAGGCTTTGAATATACAGAACTTGGAACATCAACAGACAACAAGGCTTCGGAACTTTCAGAGAACAGAAAATTCCAGAAAGAGGAAGTGGCGGAAGTTTTCCAGCTTCCGACTGAATGGGATGACCTGGAGCGGGCTTTTACGCTTTTCAATGAATTCGCAGTAAAACCGATGGCAACGCAGTTTCAGGAGGCAATCAACAGTCTTCTGGATGAAGAACGTTTCTATTTTGAGTTTGATTATAACGGACTTATGAAAGTTTCCCTGACGCAAAGAATTGATGCGGAAATCAAGCAGATAAACAATGGACTGCTTTCAATTGACGAGGCGCGCGCACTGGAGAACCGTTCCCCTGTAGAAGCCGGTGACTGCCACTTTATGCCGGTAAACATGATGCCGTGGAACGAGGAAACAAAAGCCGCTTATATGGCAAAGCAGAAAAACGAGGCAAAACAGACAAATCCGACAGATCCAGACGCCCAGCATTTCGGCGGCGGAGATGACAAGCAATAAAAGTGACTATATACAAAAAAGGTGGAAAAAATGCCAGCAAATAAAACTTTAATGGAAAAAATCACGCAAGGTCGCCAATACCGCTCAATGGCCAACGTTGAATTAAGGGAAAAGGAAAACCCGGATTCTTACATTGTTGAAGGATATGCGACAACCTACAACGAGCCTTATTGTCTGGGCGAAAATGAGGACATCCGCATTATGGAGCAGATAGACCCGGACGCGTTCAAGGACACAAGGCTTGATGACTGCATTTTTCAGTATGACCATGAGGGGCGTGTTTACGCGCGGACTTCAAACGGAACGCTTACGCTTAAAAGCGACAGCCACGGCCTAAAGATTGAGGCCGACTTGGGCGGCACAGAGGAAGGTCGCAAACTTTACAACGAGATAAAAGGCGGCTACACAAACCGCATGAGCTTCGGCTTCAGAATTGATGATGATAAAACCGAAAGCTACACAGATAAAGACAACAAACGTGTTTATCTGCGGACAATCACAAAGATAGCAAAACTCTTTGACGTTTCCGCCGTTAGTCTTCCTGCCAACGACGGAACAGAAATCTCTGCAAGAAACTACTGTGAAGGAGTGTTCCAGGACGTGGAGAAACGTATTGCAGATGATGAAGCAAAGAAAAAAGCTGAAGAAGAAAAAAAACAGCAGGAAGAAAAAGAAAAAAGGGAGCGCGCAAGATTAAGGGCGCTTGCTCTCTAAAAAATTATAGGAGTTGCTATGAAAAAGGAAGAATTGCTTGCACGTATTGAAGAACTTTCAAAAGAAAAACGTGCCATTGCAGACAGTTACCTTGACCCAGAACAGAAAGTTGAGGATTTGGACAAACGCGCTGCGGAAATCTCAAAGGAACTTGAACAGCGCAAACGCGAGCTTGCACAGCTTGAAATGCCGGAAGAAAACCCGGAGGAAAAACGCTCTGCCCTCTTTGATTCTGCCGAATGGCGCAAACTTGCGACAGGAGAGAAACGTTCGCTCACAATCGGCAGCACAGGAGCTATCAACCAGATTAAGACACTTTTCAAGGAAATTGCCGACAATGACGACATCCTGAACAAGGTGACTTTCTATTACGGAGCAAACGCTGCAACGAACATCCCGGTTCTTGCGCCTATGTCTGACCCGTCAGACTATGCGGAAGGAGCAACAAGCGTTACTTCTGACACGTCAGCAAGTGTTTCTGTTACAGAAATCCAGCCGAAGGCTTATGCGCAGGTTCTGCCAATTACTGCGGAAGCCCTCACAATGAACACAATCAACCTTGAGGCTGAACTTCCGGGAATCTTCCAGAAGGCGTTCCGCCGGGTAATGCACAAGGGCGTTGTTGTTGGTGAAGGCACAACAAAGAAGATGAAAGGTATTTTCACTTCTGCGGCAGCCTCAACAAACAAGACTGAACTTGCGGGAACTTCAATCAAGGTTCGCGAGCTTCACACACTTGCGCTCTCACTTCTTTCAAAAGATGAAACTTTTGAGATTGTAATGAATCCGTCTGTTTATTCTGGAATTCTTGCCGACACAACAGCGGATGAAACAATCAAGATCTTGAAAGAGGAAATCATCCGAAACAAGACCATTGAGGGCGTAAAAATCCGCCTTGAACCACAGGCACCTGTAGCAACAACTGCGGGTTCAGTTCTTGCGGTTGGCGTTCCTCTTTCACGCTATGCGGTTGGCGTTGCTGCTGAAATGCAGATTGAACCAATCAAGGTAAAGGGCGACACAAACACTTACTTCCAGGCGACAATGTTCTTTAGCGGAAAACAAATTTCCGACAAAGACTGCTTCGCATTGGCGGTAAAAGAGTCGTAAAAACTAATGCACAATGGGGCAAATGCTCCATTGTGTTTTTTAAAGGTGGAACTTATGGCTAAGACTACAAAAGATTCAATCAAAGAAACAGCAGAAACAAATGAACCAAAAATTGAAAAAAAGCTAAAAATCAAAATGGTGAAAACTTATATCGGTTCTGCCGGTTGTTTTTACGCTGGAAAAACGTATGAATCAGATGAAAAGATTTTTTCTGAATTCCTGAAAAACAAGGACGCAGTAGAATGTTAATCACACCGTCACTTCTGCAAAAATTCAACGGAATCATCCAAGATACAGCAGATGAAGATGAAACTGCGCTTATAAATATCTACATCGGAGCGGCGCAGCGTGTAATCTCTGATTATGTCGGCTTTGATTCGGAAACAGTCATTGCGGAAGGTTCAGAATATACAGAAGACACGCAGCAGCTTTTCAGGCTTACTTGCCTAAGAATCGCAACACTTCTGCAAAGCGAGGGCGGCGCAAACATCGGGATAAGCAATGCTTCTGAACCTGGAGTTTCGCGCTCATTCCTTAATGTGGTGGATTATACGCCATATCTGAAACAGCTTTCCGCATTCAGGAAAAACACCGGGGCTTAGAATGGGCGCATTTATTTCTGTTGAGGCGGACGTTCAGGGAGCGCAGAAGGCACTTGAAGGAACCAAGAAAAGCCTTAAGTCAGTTCGGGTTGGAGTGCTCCGCATTGTTGTCAGGGGAGCAGTAAAGGCTATAAAAAGCGGAATAAGAGCAAGCGGAATCCAAAGACGGACTGGCGAACTTTTAAAATGCTACCACTACAAAGTCAAAAAGAACGGTTCAGAGGTGAATATTTTTCCAAAAGTCAAAGGCAACTCAAGGATTTTTCCGAAAGTCTATGTCCTGAATTACGGACTTCCCGGAACAAGGCACAGACCTTATTCATTCATTGAAAAGGGGGAAAAATACGCGGAAGAAAATTCTTATGACAACGAAATAAACAAATTCATACAAAACGAACTAAAAAAATACTGGAGATAAAATGGAAAAAATTTTTGAAATCATAAAACAGTTTCTGCTTGGAACTGTCAATGCGGCAATAAAGAAGTTCAACGAAAAATATCAAGAAAATCTTCCGCTTTTCACAAACGAGAACATTGTCTTTGGCTCAATAGATCCATTTAAGAATCCCACGCAGAAAATGCTTTGCTCCATTTATCCAGATTCACAGAGCAATGAATCAAATGAGTTGTCATATTTTCAGACAATATCAAACTTCACATTAACAATTGTAAACAAAAATGAATTATACAAACAATTGTTAAGCTATACCTGTGCCTATTCAAATATCATTGTCAAGGCTCTTTTGGAAAACTACAGCCTTGAATCAACCTTTATAAATTCAGCCGGAATTGAAGAAACCGTTTCTGTTGAAAACACAGACATCGGGGAACGGACTTTTTACCCGGACGCAGGAATTGCGGAAAAACAGGCGACCGCAGTTGAAATCAATTTGACTATATATCAAACAACAGAAATAGGAGATTAATATGTTAATCAAGAAACATTTGGTCAAGCCTTATTTGAACAAGGGCACATCGGCAGCCCCTAACTGGGTTCAAATCAAGAAGGCTACAGAATTCACAAGAAGCATGAATCCTGAAACAGAGGAACGCGACTACATCGCGGACGAAAACCCGACAACAGAGCTCATGGGCTACAAGCCTAGCGAAGAACTGACGGTAACAACCTATAAAGGTGAAGATGACTTTGAGCTTCTTTACCAGCTGTACAAAGACCGGGCAATCGGTGAAGAGGCTAAGCGCGAGTTTCTTCTTGTGTCAGTATTTGATTCTACAGAAATTGAAGATTCTGAGGACAGTGGCAAAAAAAAGACCTACTACTACGCGGAAAAAAGCGACGCAACAGTTGTTCTGAACGAGTTCAACAGTTCAAGCTCAACACTTTCTGCCACAGTGTACGAGAACGGCACATCTGTAAAAGGATATGTGGAATTTGGCGAGGACGGAGCCGTAACATTCACCGCTGGAGCAATGCCAAGCGCATAATGATTGACCTTTCCAAAAAGGGCTTGCCGTGTTCTGTTGAAGTCCACGGCAAGATTTATCCCATCCATACAGACTTCCAGTATTACATAATTTTCTCACGCATGGTAAAGGAAAACCACAAGCTAGGCGACTTTGATTTTTTCTATACGGAAGAAATACCGGCAGACCGTCAGCAGGGGCTTAACGAGCTTCTGAAATTCGCATTTCCAAAAAGGGAGCTTCCGAAAGACCTAGGCGATGACACAGGCGACATAATCCTTGACTACGAGAAAGACGCTGATTTTATCTACAGCGCGTTTTACCATTACTACAACATTGACCTTATGGCAGAAAAGTTTTCCCTGCACTGGTATAAATTCAGCTCACTTCTGAACGGACTTAAAGAAACAAAACTGAACGACATAATGGGATTCAGGAGCTACAAGCCACGGCAGACAGACGGCAAGGAATACAAAAACCAAATGCTGAAACTAAAGGAAATGTGGAGGATTGAAACGCCTCTTACAGAAGATGAGCAGAAAGAACTTGAAAAGTTTGAGCGGCTGAACAGAGGCAAAAGGGATTAATCAAACCAATCTGTACTGAACATATCGGTGCTGCTTCCTGAATATACGCAGGAATCTTCGTTATAATCAGATGATTTTTTTGCCATGTCTTCGGCCTGACCTTCTGCCATACCTTTTACAATTGGCATTATAATTTTTTTAAAGAGAATAACAGTCAATATCACACTTAAAATAAAAACCATAAAAAACCTCTCTGATGACTATATTAATATCATTCTTCTAACAACACAAGGAAAATCGAATGGCAAAGGACAATAATGTAAACATAAAAATAAAGGCGGATTCAAAAGAAGCTGAAAGCGGAATTGATAAAGTTACGTCATCGCTAAACTCATTCGGCAAAAAAAGCCGTCAATCGTTAGCATTTTTAAATAATCTTAACGGTTCCTTATCATTTGCGGGAAAAGCGTTCACCCTTGTTTCTTCCAGCATAAAAAAAGCCGCAGCCACAATCAAAGACCTGAACGATACCGCTTTAGTCCAGATAAAGGCAGAAAAACAGCTTGAAGCCGCCGCAAAGAACAATCCGTTCCTGAACGCACAGAATGTAAAACAGCTGAAGAATTTTGCCTCTGAACTCCAGAACATCGGAACAATCGGCGATGAAGAGCTTTTGCCGTTAATGGCGCAGCTTGCTTCTGCCGGAAGAACACAGGCAGAAATTCAGGAAATAATGAGCGCGGCTCTTGACGTTTCCGCAAGCGGCGCGATGAGCATGGAAAGCGCGGTAAGAAACCTTAACAAGACATTTTCTGGACTTTCTGGCGAGCTTGGCGAATCAATCCCGCAGATAAAAAGTCTTACAAAGGAACAGCTGCAAAACGGCGAAGCGGTAAAAATCATCGCAAAACAGTACGCAGGAATGGCAGCAGAAACCGCAAAGGCGACCGGCAGCGGAGTACAACTTTCAAACGCAATTGGAGACCTTAAAGAACAGCTTGGAATGGGATTTGCCGCAATAATCGCCCCGATTCAAAGACTTTTCACAAATCTTGTGACAAAGGTAACCCAGGCAATCGGGCTTGTGAACGAATTCTTGGGATTCTCAACAGAAGTTGACATCAAGCCAAGCGACGCAGCATTCCGCGACTGGCAGAACCTTAAAAAGGAAGTCGGCGCGCTATCAGATGAAATAGCCGCCAGCGAAAAACTTGTTGAATCTTCCGCAAAAGAAACAGGAACTTTAATCAAGAATGAGAAAGAACTTGCGGACGTACAGCAGCGCATAGAAGAGCTGAAAGCCAAGGGAAACGACAAAACAAAAGAGGAAAGAACGGAACTCACCCACCTTATAAAGGCAAAGCGGGAATATATAAAAAGCCAGAAAGAGGAAGCTGACTATAATGTTGACTTATCGGAAGCGGAGGCGAAACGCTCAGAAGCGAATGGAGAGCTTGAGGACAAAAAAGCAAAACTTGCAGAGCTTACAGAAAAATGCGCGGAGGCAGAAAAGAAATACAACGAGCTTTTAAAGGAAGAGCAGAAAACAGTTGAAAAAACTGAAAAGCCGAAAGACTACAAGACAGAAAAAGAGCTTGTCTTGAAATGGGGTTCAGAATCCTTGACAGAGATAGAGAAAATGCGGAATGAGCTTGCAACAATTGAACTCTTAAAGGAACAGATTTCAAGCGGTGAAATTGATATTGGAGTGAACATCTCTCAGGTTGACACGGCTATTGAAAACCTGAAAAAAAGTCTTTCTGAAAAGAATTTCCAAAAAGTTGTTTCTAATGTCACAAACGTGCTGGGTACTCTTTCCAGCGGCTTGAACAATATCTCAACATACTTCAACAGCGCAATGGAAAGCCGTCTTTCAGACGTGCAGGAAGAAGCCGAAGCGGAAACAGACAGCCTTAAAATGCAGTATGAGGAAGGGCTTATTTCCTATGATGAGTATTGCGACAAAAAGAATGAGCTGGACAAAAAAGCCGCACAAAGGGAATACAAGATAAAGCTTGCGCAGTGGCAGATGGATTTGGCAATGGCGAACGTTTCCGCGGCTCAGGCGGTAGCCAATGCGCTTGCAAGCGGAACACCGCCGGCAAATATACTTAACGCGGTTGCCGCCGGACTTTTAGGAGCGGCGCAGGTTGCGACTGTGGCAGAAAACAAACCGTCCGCACCGTCATTTTCTACAGGCGGATTCCTTACAGGAAATTCCACCCACGGCGACAAGATACCATTCAAGGGAAACGCAGGCGAAGCAGTCTTGAATCCGGCGGAGCAACGTAATTTTATGCGGCTTGCAAACGGAGAGGGAACGCAAGCCCCTGTCACCGTCAATATGCCAATAACGATTGAAAACAACGCCGCCAATGAAGTGAGCGTTAGCGCGTCCAGCGACTATGAGCGGGTAAGAATAACCGTTGATAAGATTGTCAATTCAAGCCTTAGAAGCGGTGCTTATAATGAAAGCCTTATGGCTGCAAACAGTTCAATGAAAGGAGCGAAATATTTATGACATACGCCGCATGGTGCACTTCTGTAAACACAAAGTTCTTTGCGCTTACAAACAGCTACGATGACAACACAACCACAAGCGAATACGCAAGCGGAAGAAAAGTTGTAACCCTTAAAAACACACGGTTTCCAAAGACAATAAAATGCAGTCTTTCGCTGAATGTAAAAAACGGTGAATATGACGCATTCTGGACTTGGTTCACGGACGTTCTTGGCGGACTTGCCGGAGCGTTCACCTGCACTGCCCTAGGAAGCAAATTCTACAGGTTCAAGAGCGTTCCCTCTGAAAGCGAGGGGCTTCTGAACAGAAAAATAGAAATGGAGATTGAGGAGATCTACTGATGAACGAAGCCGCACTTTTTCAGAAATATCTTATGGGTGGAGCCTACGCACTGCCCTATCTGCTGAAATTCTCATGCGGAGATTTAGAGCCCGTTTATCTTGCCGGAAACAATGAGAGCATAACATACGAAGGCAAGACATATCTTCCGGCAAGTTTTGATTATACTCCGCCGGACGTATACGGAAAAGGCGCGACGCTGAAAATTTCCGGGATAAACAACACGCTCATAGAATTCATTGAAAATGCGGATGAGAATTTTCGCCTTGATGTTGTCGCCCTGATAGCAAGCAATGGTGAAATCCAGAAACTGAAACAGTATGAACATTTTTACGGAACTGTAAGCTACAGCGAATCAATGGAAATAAACTTTGAGCTTTCTAGCGATGACCGTATGGATATGACATTTCCGCCATACAAGTTTGATACAGACATGAACAGAGGCAACGCATGAAAAATGTAAAAATAGATGATTTGATTGGAGTTCCATTTGTTGAGTTCGGACGAGATCCAAAGAAAGGACTTGACTGTTACGGGCTTGTAATTGAGGTTGAAAGACGGTTCGGTAAAAAACTGAATGATGTTTCCCTTGAAAAATTTGACGCTGAGAAACTCAAAAAGACTTTGCCGGAAATAAACGTAAGAAAAGCGGAAGTGATAAAGCCGGGCGTTATCCTTGAATTCTATGGACGTCAGGACAATAGGTTACACGTTGGTGTCGCCCTTGGCGGTGATATTTTTATCCAGTCAACAGAAAATCAGGGTGTAAGAATCTCTTCAATAAAAACCGCAAAAATGTATCTTAGACTTGCAAATATCTACGAGGTTGAGTAATGGGAACAATCAATATATTCAAAGGAATTGGAAAAGACTATAAGACTTTCAGGACAAACGGAACTCTGCGCGACGCATTGAACGCCTTTGTTCCAGAACTGAACATAGAGCACTGTATTTTTCTTAAAGGCGGAGAAAGTGTAACTTCTGATTATGTGATAAAGGACGATGATATAATTTTTGTAAGGGAAACACCGGGAGCGGCTGTTTGCGCAGTTATCGCCATTGTATGTGCCGCCGTTGCCCTAGGATTTGCAATTTACGGAGCTGTAGAACAGCAGAAGGCGCAGGAGGAGGCGGAAAAAGCGGAGCGCGAAAGCAAGGCGCTTTCAGAATCCCCGGAATCCTTGCCGTTCCTGAAAGGCGCAAAAAACAAGAATGCGCTTGGCTATAACATTCCGTTCATTATGGGCTCAATGTATACAGCCCCATACAAAATCACGAGCGGTTATTATTCAATCGGTGGAACAAACGGCGATACACAATACTGGAACATTGCCCTTGTTGTCGGCTATAAAAATTGTGTCATAAATAATCTTTCAATAGGTTCAAGGCTTCTTGTCGGCTACAACACAAGTATTGACGTTCCACGTCTTGACGGCTCAAAGGAAACTGTTTTCTATATGAAGCCAAACACAAGCGTTTCTGACAGCTCCAATCAGTTCTATTATCATTCTGGCACATATTACGCAAAAGGCAACAAGATTCAGATTGTAGACAAGGCCGGAGATATGACAGTCTTGCAGAATAAAATCACGTCCACAAGCTATGGCGATGAGATACCGCATAAGAACGGCGACAAATCCGATTACCTAGAGGGAATCACAAAGGACTTGGAGCAAAACACTTACCGTGCCGACATCTGCATTATGTTCAATGGGCTTAGACGCTATGATGACGGCTGGAAAGCAAAAAATGTTGACATAAAAATCCAGTGGAGCGATAACAGCGGAAATTCCCCGGAATGGCACGACGCACAGACAATTTCAACAGGCGACATAAATTCAAACAAGACTGTAAGGTTCCAGACTTCAATTATTTTTTCCGCGGCACAGTGCTTCGGAAAAGATATTTCAGTCCGCCTTATCCGCGAAACAGAAGAGGAAGATAAAAACAGCCAGGAAACCTGTTATCTTTGCTACATAAACTGCTGGCAGTATGACGCTGTAAAATCCACCGCGACAAACCTTGTTCCGGCAATTCCGATAGAAGACCCATGGAACGAACGGACGCTTAGAATCGGGCTTACAGTCCTCTGCAATGACAGCACAAAAGACACTCTGGATGAAATAAACTGCATGGCTTACGGCACGGCAAGAATCTGGAACGGCACAAAATGGACAGAAACACGCTACCCTACACGGAATCCCGCCGCATGGATTCTTGAGATTCTCACAACAGAAATACATCCACACTCAAAATACCGCGATGACGAGATTGACCTTGAATCGTTGGGCGCGCTTTACGAATACTGCGAGAATGAACAGTTCTTCTGCGATGGAATTGTCACAAAAGATTCAAAGAAAAGCGATCTTCTGAATCAGATTCTGGCTGAATGTTTCGCCACAATGTACAGAAACAACGAGGGGTTATGGACTTTCGCAATTGAGAAGAAACAGGAAACTCCTGTTGCGCTCCTGAACGAGCAGAGCATAAAAAGCGTGGCAGTCTCAAAGACTTTTGCGCGCACATCTTACGCCCAGAAAGTAACCTACACTGAACGCTCAACATGGAACATAAACACCCTTTACATAAATGAGAATAACGAAGTTAATTCCGCCGCAATCTACAGAAGCGGAAAAACAATCACTGAAACCGCATTGAATTACATAACAAATGCGGCCCAGGCAATGAAATACGCAAGGCGCACAAATGCAAGAAAAAAATTGCAGCCTAGGGAAGTGACTGTGAATGTCGGACACGAGGGCGATTATTATCCGCTTTATTCAAAAGTCCTGCTTCAAATGCGGCAGATGAAAATCGGACTTTCAGGCGGTGTTATCCATTCTGTAAAAGTTGAGGACGGAAAACTTACACAGCTGAAAGTTTCTGATTTATGCGACTTTACAGACAAAACAAAGAGCTACGGAATAATTGTACAGGCGCAGAATGGAACAGAATCACGGCTTTTGTGCCTTAAAGTCAACGGCAACGGAAAAACACGGATTCTTGATATTGTGAATCCAACCGCAACCGACATTCTGCCGGAATACGGAAACATCTATTCATTCGGAATTCTTGATTCAAGCGGTGAATTCACGTCCGTTACAAATCCAATGACAATCTACAATGCAAAACAAAATACAAACGGCTGGGAATTAACGCTAAAGGACTATAACGAGGCATTGTTTGATTACGGGGCAATTCCTGAATACAAGACAAACCTTACATCAAAAAAGGAATCAAACACTTCTGTTCCAACTCCAACATACGGCGACATAACAGCCGCATTGACAGAGGCAAAGGCAGAACTGACCAGCACAATCGACATAAACAAATACACCCTAGACATCTCCCCGGAGGCACAGAGCGTGCCATCGTCCGAGGACGGAAAACTTGGCTCATCGTGGTTCTATATCTCCGCATACCTTTACTACATGGATAAACAGATAACCGACAACATAACATACAAGGCTTATCTTTCAAGCGGAGATGAGGTCGGACAGTGGGACGGAAACAAGGTTAAAATCTCAACAGGATTCTTAAAGGGCGATGTGCTTTATATCACCATAAAAGTCATCTACAAGATTGACGACCTTAACATTGTCGAGCGAGAAGTCCAGGCTCAAATCTCACGGCTTTACGGAGCTGACACAACGAAAATCTACAAAATGCTTTTCCCGGACGGCGAGAAGGTAAAAGTTGACAATACAGGCAAGGTCATAGACCCGGAACAGCTGAGGGCAATAAAACGAGTGGCAAGCGGAAAATCAGAGAACAACACCGATTATGGAAACATCACGCTTGAAACTGTTCCAGACGGAAAGGAAACTGACTATTCAGGATATGAGAAAGTCGGAAGCTCCGAATCATTCTCTGAGAAAAAGTCATATTATCATGCGACAGTTCCGTTCCTTATAAAAGCCGGGGAAAACGCGGTAATCGGCGACGGAGAGAAAAGCGGAGCGTTATTCTTTATGGAGAAAACAAGATGAAAAACTACACAAGCCTTGAGAAAATGAAAGCAAGCGAGGTTGCACCGAGCTTTACAGAAGAGAAAGTAACAGCCGAGACATTCCCTCAGGAAGTCGCAAAAGGAACTCTGTACAAGGGATTTGAGCCGCCAAAAGACGCCACAATGCTTAAATTCCGCTACTATTCCCCGGACGGAACTCTTATTGAGCAGAACAACGTCCCGGTTGTATATGACGGAACAGGCATTGAATCGGTTGTAACCTACTATCTTCTTACAGACAAGAAAGACGGAATAACAGTTGATTCAAAAGGCTGGACTGATGAAGTACAGACAGTAACCGCAGAAAAACGCTTCCTGTGGACTTACACAAAGACTACCTACACAAACAAGGCTTTTGCCTGCACAGACCCTTGCATAACCGCGGTATTCGGTGAGCAGGGCGAACGCGGAGCAATGTATCTTGGACATTATGCGAGCGACCAGGACGCAGACAAGGACAACAAACCGGCGGTTTTCACAGGCGACTATTACCTTAACACAACAGATTCATTTCTTTACGTCTATAACAAGGAAAACAATATCTGGGCGAAGATAAATGACCTTACAGACTACCGATACAACCAGTCGATAAATGATATTTTCGAGGCAATCAATGACACCACCAAGAAAGAAGAATTCCTGAAAGCAAAAATTGCGTGGGTACAGAACCTTTCCGCCGCAATCGCAAGGGTTCAAATGCTTCTTGCAAACGAGATACAACTCACAAGTGCCAAAGACCTGGAGAAAGAGAACAACACAACAGGCGGAATAATACGCTCTGCTAACTACGACGGCACAACCCAAAATGGGAAAATCACCAAGGCAGGAACAGCAGGCTGGGCAATTGATTATGACGGCAAGGCTGAATTCAACAATGTTACTGTAAGAGGAACAGTAGACGGCTCTGTGGTAAAAGGCTCTACAATAGAGGGTGGAAGTATAACAATAGGAAGTAATTTCTCTGTTAATAATGACGGCAACACAGAGATAAAAGGCGGAATCATAAATATTAATGATAATTTTATTGTCGATAAAGATGGCAATTTAACTGCAAAGGCAGGTAGTTTTTCTGGACTTTTAAAACAAGGATGCAATTTCTATATAGCAACTAGATTAACCATTACATACAATGGCACAGAATGGAGCTGTAAATGTAGCAATGCCCTATATAAAGATTTTAGCAGAGTAGCTCAAGGAAGATTTATGCTGCATTTACCAGCAGAAGACATTTCTAAAGGTTTGCCACGTGTAATAACCCATTACTGTAGCGATAAAAGAATGTCAAATGGGCAAGCTCCAACAATTGAAAATGTTATAAACAACACTTATTACCCAGGCGGAAGTAATCCTGAGTATCAAATCAGCTGTAGAAGTGGATTAAACGTTTCAGCTGGAGATTATAATTTTGATTGGATTCCTCTATATTTTACAGACAATAACAATGATGACTTTCAAGACCCTGTATATGCAATATTGACTTTAATTTATATTTAAAAATAAAAAATATCTTTTTTTATCAAAAAAGAGTTTACAAAAAAGATAAAATATTGTATTATTAAAACATCAGGAGGCGCAAATGGCTGATAAAAAAGAAAAGCCGAGTTGGTTAGATATTGCAAATCTGATAATCAACTTCGGCTTGCTAGTAGTAGCAATTCTGGCTCTGATACTTAAATAGTTTCAGAAGTAACAAAAAAAAGAAGTAAGGCTTGCCACTTTGCTTCTTTTTAATCTAATTTATTTTATAGGAATTGTCAAATGATAACAAAAAGACAGATAAATATACTCTCAAACATCTTTAGAATTTCTGCTCTGATAATCCTGATTATTGTGCTAATAATAAAATAATCTTACTTCAAAGAGGAAAAAAAACATGGAAGAAACAACTGAAACAAAAAAACGTGCCCCACGCTCAAGAGAACGCGGCAAGGGCTTGCACAACAAAGGAACGCAAAGGGTTCTTTTTCAAGTAAGCTGCCAGCCGGAAGAAAGAGAAAGAATAAAACAACTTGCAGAAGAAAGCGGCAAGACCGTAAGTGCATTTGTAATCGAGAAAGTCCTAGAGGAAAAAAATAACCCCTTGACAAAACAATAGAATATCTATTGACAATATCAATAAAATAAACTATTATCTTAATCAAGGAGGTCAAGCAGTGAAACTTGAAAAAGTATTAAAACTGTACTGTAAAGTGGCAAAAGCAACGGCACTTTTAGTATCAGCGGTTGCCTTTCTAATCCTAGTGATTAGGTAAGCAACTTGGGGCGGTAAACCACCGCCCTTATAATACTTTTTATCTATGGGGGTGTCAATGAATAAATGTAAGTTAATTATAGAAACAATTTGCTCTACTCTTTTTCTTGTTGCATCGATATTATTTCTTATAGGGGTTCTAAATGCCTAAAGGCGGAAAACGTGAAGGTGCCGGACGCCCAAGACTTTCAGAATCCGGGAGAAAACAAGTCCAGTTCTCACTTTCGCAAGAAATCCTTGATTCAATCACCGAATTTGCAGAAAAAAACGGAACAACAAAAAGCGGTTTCGTTGTGGAATGTATAAAATACTACATCGAAAATCACAAATAAAATGCTTGACCGACCGCCAGAAATGGCGGTTTTTTTATTTAACAACAATATTCTTCTATGCAAAACTGACTATATAGGAAAAAGGAAAAATCATGGCAGATGAACTTGAAGTAAAGGAAATAACAGAACTGAATGATGTGTCATTCACAGACGAGTCGCTTGTGCTTGCGTACACGGAAGGCGACGGTATCGGCAAGGCGACATTCGCAAATGCAAAGTCTGCAATCGGTGCGGACATAAACATTGAGCAGACAAAGACAGGAACAACGCCCAGTGCGGTGAACGAGCTTACCGCCACAGTAAGGAACGGTGGAACAACAGAGACGAAGAAGTTTGTCATCAGGAACGGAACAGGGCTTTCACAGGCGGCACAGACAGAATCAACTGACGCGAACGGACTAAGAAGCAACTCTGTCTCGCTTAAATCCAGCGACACAACACTTGTGGATGACATCAGCTTTACAGTCAAGGACGGAATCGGCGTAAAGTCCGCCGTACAGACCGTAACAAGCGATGATGACGGAGGAACAAACGAGTTCTCAATCACATTCACGGACGGACAGACAAAGAAAATCAGCGTGAAGAACGGGAAGACAGGAACAGGTGCCACTGTGTCGACCGCAGGAATGTACGGATTCTATATTGACAGCGGAAACCTTGTCCTTTCCTACAGCGGAGACACGGCACCAAGCCTAGCCCTCAATTCAAGCGGCGAGCTTATATATTCATTATAGCATAAGGAGTATCAGGAATATGCCAACAGTAAATCTTGGACAGGTGGCTGCGTTCATAAAGAGCGTAACAGCCAAAAAACTTGCGGAGGGTGCAACCCCTACAGTAGAAAACAAGGGAACAGAATCAAACGCGAAGCTTGAATTCGGGCTGCCGGAAGTAATCGCAAAGTCCCACAACATACCGCGTCTTGTGCCGAAGGACATAACGTCATACGTTACAGACGGCACACTTTGGAAAAGGCTTGCCGGAACAGACGGATTTTCCTTGCACGAGGACATTTATGTTGGCGACTACATAAAGATGAGTCGCCCTATAACCGTAAAGGGAAGCTATGACGGCACGCAGGGGTCGCAGTACGTTACCATAGCCGGAATAAGCACGCTCAAGGGCAACGGCGACACAATCACAATGGACTATGAGCATCTTGTAATGGTTCCCGGACAGGGTTTCGGCGGTACGCAGCATTTCGGACGGCAGCGTATGAACCCGGCAGACGACACCACAGGCGGCTACAAAGCCAGCGAGATGAACACGACACATCTTGGCTCTGTTGCGTCAGCAGGAAGCACCGACGCGGACGCGACAATAAACCAGCAGCTTTATGCCGAGTTCGGAACCCACCTGAAGACAACAAGAGAGCTTGTCAGCAATTCAGTTGACAAGAATTCCTCACAGAACAGATACCCCGGACAGAGCGGAGCCTCAAACAACTGGGAATGGATTAGTGCACAGGCTATCCTTATGAGCGAGATTGAGTGCTATGGAAGCGTAGCTTTCAGCTCATCAGGTTTTGACACAGGAAACGCGAACCACTGGCTTCCGCTTTTCCAGTTCAACAACTCGGCAAGGAACAACAGAACCGCTTACTACTGGCTGAAAGATGTAGCGTCTTCGGCGTATTTCTGTTATGCGGGCAGCATTGGCCGTTCCGGCTGCGACAGCGCGAGCCGTGCGGACTTTTTTGTCCGTCCCCGATTTGTAATCGCATAACTTTAATCTCCGCCCCTTGTGGGCGGAGATGGCTTGATAAGGTTGACTATATGAGTGTATTAAA